ATTGATAATGCAAAGGACTTACAGCATGTACAATAAAGAAACATTCACATACGGTGCTGAGATTGAGTGGGGTGATATTGACCGTCGCGTGGCAATTCCTACAAATCTTGGTAAGTGGGAATATGCTGAGACTGACATTGTAAATCTTCGTCCACCATTTGAATATCGTGCATGCGATCCACTCGGCAAAGAGCCATGGATGGGAGGCGAAATCAATATGATGCCAACTAAGACTTGGCAGGAACAAGTTGATCGTGTACTGAAACTCTATGAGATGTTTCTTGAATATGGAAATCATCCATCTACCTCATGCGTTAATCATGGTCACATTCATGTTTTTGTTCCAGGACTCAAGAACGATGTTGCTGCATTAAAGCGATTGATCGCTTACATCAAAGCCAATCAACAAGATACCATTGATTCATGCTATGGCTTCTACGAAACAAAGGATATGAAGTCTTGTGGAGGTGCCAAGATGTATTTGAAATACGATGGCGGTCGACCAATGCCAGAGTATATGTGTGATAACATTATCAATCTTGCCACTGACTTTGATCACTTCATCAAACTGCATGCTGCTGGCAAAGATGGTGTATCAATGGGTCGACCATTCCGTTATGCAATCAACACATACTGTATGAAGCATACAGGTACAATCGAGTTCCGCTGCTTCCGCTCAACAACTCGTCGCAATGAACTTGAATCGCAATTTCGATTCGTAGAAAAGTTTATCGACGCTGCACTCAATGACGGACCCTCAGTAAAAGAAATTCTCGCTGAAGACCCATTTAGATTCCCACCATTTATCTGGAATGTGAATGAGTATCTTGGTTGGGTTCAGACCAAGTATCCAAAAGAGCGTGGTGAGAAGAAACGCGAGTTCCATGACGCTGCGTGAGACAAGTCGCGATGAATTTGTCGCACATATAACTGAAAACAAAGCAGACTCTTTTGCCAAGACTTTTGTGGCGAAAGCAGATATGCAGGCAATCTGGGATAACTGTATTGGTTGCTGGGATACTAATGAATTGATGGGTGCAATTATTACCACCCGATCAAAGCGCACTCCCTATGTCTTTAATCTTCAGTTGCTTCATACTTTTGCCAAACATCGTCGTAAGGGCGTTGCAAGAATACTGACTCAAAATTCTCTTGATCGAGCGCAAGGTCTTGGCACCAGTTACTATAGGGTGTCGGCTGAACCCGATGCGGTTCCATTCTATGAATCTATGGGCTTCAAATTCTTGGGATTGCAGAAAAGTGGATGCTCGCTGAGCATGTTCAAGATTAATGGTAACAATTTCGCCGATGGATATTATGATTTTACAGACGAAAAGATAGCAAAAGCAGTTACTCGAAGGGGTAAAGGTGGTTGTGTAAAAATCTATGTAAACGGAGAAACTCGCCTGTTGATCGCTTAAAATTGCTGTTTACTTTTGCATTTAAATCATGTATACTTGTATCTGTTAGTTAATTCCAACTAACAACAACCCAGACGATGGGTAACTAAAGGAAATTTCATAATGAATATTATCTCTAATGTTGGTGCACCTTCGCGTGCAATTCTTTACATCTTTCGCAAAAAAATTGCTCCCCATAAGATGTATATCGGTATGAAGGATTATAATAAGGGTAAAGACCCAGCCTCATACATCACTTCTGCTCAATCTGACGAATTTTGGGAAGATTATGCAGCAGGTAAACTCGAAAAAGTAACTCTGTTCCAAGATACATCTGAATACATCTCTGCTTTAGAGTGGTTTGGTATTGACTATCTTGTCAACAGCCATAGTGAACTTTCGTATCACCTGTCTTCAAATGGACATCGTGGTAATGTCAAGTTGAAGCCAGCAGATATGCAGCGTCTTATTGGAATCGTCGAAGGTACGATTGTTCCGAAACCAGATAAGAAACTCAATCGGGTTGAATTGATTGATCAACTTGTTTCTGACGTACAGAATGGAATTTATCCATCTGTCATGGTTGATATTGCTGAAGCAAAAAACTTTACTGAAAACCAAGTCAAGGGTGTTTCCCTTGATCAGCACCAAGTTGATGAAATTGTGCGTCGCATGACAGAACATCCTGAAAGGGCGCGTCAAGAAATCAAGCCACTTGTTGCAACACGACTTGCTGATGGTTCTATTCGTTTGCTGAATGGTCACCACACTCGTGAAGCAGTGAGCCGAGCGCGTGGATGGAAACAGGTTCCTGTTATCTATCTCCCTGTTGACGCATTTGGTGGAGAAGAAGAACGTGATTCTAACTTCAATCTCTTTGGGTTGAAGATGAACCCACAGGGGTTTGTCTTATCAAAGTCCACCACAAAAGAAGATTGCGTTCGTGATCTTGAAAAGGAAGTCGATCGAATTGGTTTGGATCTTTCGCATTATCAAGACAGAGAGCGCACCAAAGATATTGCTATTCAAACATATGGTGGCGCAGATCTTCTTGGCTCAACCGCAGCCGCAATTGGAGTTTGGAAAACTGTCGTAAATAACTACGAAAAAAATCGTGCAGCGACTCGAGTTGGGCAAATTTCAACATACTCTGATCGTGAATTGATTGTGGTCAAACGCCAAAAAGAATCAAGTGGATATTCTGTTGTTACTGCAACATTTAAGCAAGCTGAACATGCCAAGGCACTTGGCTATATTTTGCGGCATATGAAGAATGAAGGCATGGATAAGGGTGCGATCATTTTCCATTGCAGAACTCCTGAAGAATATGCACATGAGCAAAAAGAACAGTGGATTAAAGACACATCTGATACAATCAAGCATCTCAATTTGAATGTTGAGATTGATGTGTTGCCCTGCATAAAGGGAGAAAAAGACACTGTTTATAAAATGCACTGTGCTGCTTAATTGTGTCAGTGAACGTCACTAAAATAAGACGTGAGCAATTCATCCGCTGGTATGCGTGGTCGATGCAGTTTGGCGACTGCGATCCAGCGGTATGGATGACAAACTATCTCCACCGTCGATACGAACACAATGACGAGGAACGTCTGTGGTTTGCATGGCTTTATGGTAACACCTACCAATTGCCGACTGCATGGGTTCTGAAAAATGAATTCCCAGACTATGAACTCGCCACTGTGGATCGTATCGAATGGTGGAATAGTCACAACTATAAAAGACTACGGTATCAAACAGATACAAAGTGGAACAAAGGTCACTTGCCAGCCATGTTCGCATCTTACCAAAAATTTATTGGCAAGAAAACTCAACGCGAGGTTCTAGAAAAATATTATGGCGACAACGAACAACAATCTTTCAACAACCTTTGGAATACTCTTAAAAATTCTCTTCACAAATTTGGTCGCTATTCCACTTGGTTTTATCTTCAGCATTTGTGCCATACTGCTGGCATTAACTGTGTACCTACTAGCCTCATGCTGGACGACTATTCTGGCTCTCGCTCACATCGTAATGGTTTGCATCTCGCCCTCGGGCAAGACGACAAATATGATTCGAAACTCACTGTATCAGAATGCGCAGACCTTGAAGATGCTGCCAAGGACATTCTTGAGGAAACCAGATCTCGATTCCCAGAATTGAGAAATCAAATCGATTTCTTTACGATGGAGACTTGCCTTTGCTCATTCAAGAAAATCTTTCGTGAACATCATGGACGTTATCTTGGTTATTACCTTGATCGTCAATCTGAAGAAATCACTCAAGCAGAAGGTGATGGTTGGACTGGTATTGAATGGAATGTTTTGTGGCAAGCAAGAAATGAAACTCTAGATCTCAGACTTGCTCCAAGAAATAAGATCAACAAAGAAAAGTTTACTTACTTCTTGAGAACAGGTAGAATAGAGCGAATGGATTGGATGTTCGATGATGAGCATCCAGTGAAGGAAGGTTTGGAGGCATTATGGTAAAAGTGATTGCGATGGGTGGCGAACCAGCAACTGGCAAAACCACTTTAATGTTCAAGTTGATTTCAATGGCTGATGATTGGAAAACAGTTAAGCCACAGAAACTTCTTGATGCCATGTATTCAGAAAAATTAAATCTGTATATTCTTGGCAAATATGCAAATGATGGTAATGTGTTTCAGGGAACCGATCGTTTGTCAATGGCGGTTCAGCCAGATGCTGAGAAGTTCTTCATGGAATTAGATTATGGAAATGCAAATGTGAACGTAATCTTCGAAGGCGATCGTTTGTTCAATGGTAAAATGCTGGATCAATTGTCAGCAGCATTTCCTGATTCGTTTAAAGTGTTGATTCTTAAAGTCAAAGATAGTACACTAGATCAACGTCACATTGATCGCAAAGATGATCAAGATGACAAATTTAAGAATTCTCGTAAGACTAAAATCTCGAATATCATGGGGTCGTTGACTCTCATGGACTATATAGAGACAATGGTCAACGAAAATCTCGATGATCAGTCTAAGATTATTGACAATATTAGAAAATTTTACAACTGGAGTGAATAATTATGCAGTTAGAAGTATCTGTTGAACAGTTGCGCAAAAACAAACTATTTGTTGCAACACCCATGTATGGCGGTCATGCCCATGGTATGTATGTTAAGTCCTGTCTCGATCTTCAATCCGTATGCTCACAATATGGTATTGAAGTTCGTTTCTCGTTTATCTTTAACGAGTCTTTGATTACT